ATGACAAAGTTCCAAATTTGGCTGTCAAGGCCGAACGAGTAGGCGAGATCCGAGCTGAATAGTTTCAAATTCGCGCAGTCGCAAGCTTGCCAGGATTGGCTCAGGACTCCATGAACAGATATTCAATTTAACATAATATACATTATGCGAAGCCTAGGAAGACGCCCACCAAGTAGACGACCAGCAGAATCGTTCCAGGAACAACGTTGGTCCAGAACAGCAACGTCGACAACGACATCACGGCCACACAAGGACGCCCCACTGAGTCAGAACCACAAAACCCAGGAGCATCATCAGCGGCAGACCAAGGAACAGAAACGCACCGGCCGCCACCCGCATACCAAGCCGCTGAAACTCATCTTCGTACTGCATCACTCACCTCCAGGGCCTCGACGAATATTCGTGGTCTTCAACGATGGTAACGGTAGGAGCCGAGCTATATGAGTCAACCGGCGTCGGCGATGTCGCTGCGCGCCCTCGCTGAATCGCCGCCGCCGGTTCAGATGAAGGAACCGTGTTCAACGACCCATTGCCGTTGTGACCACTCGCATACGACGGCTGAACCTTCGTATCGTCAAAGAAGCCGTTGTTCACCACGTCCATGCAGAAATCGAACGACGTGTGCATCTTGGTCACCTGTTGCGAGTAGCACTGGCAAGCGTAGTCAACACCGTCAACACGCCCAGTACCCAGGCCGCGAGCCTTTGCCTTCGACACCAGCATAGGATCGCGCGTAGCGGCACAGACCGGCTTAGGGAAGCTCTTCGGACGCATCAGCTCGTCGTAAACCGGCGCCGACGCAGGCACATCAGCAACCCTCGGCGTGCGCTGTTTGAAGTACTTGTCAGGCTGCTTGGCAGTCGGAGCCACATCAACACCAGAGCCCGCAGAGACCGCATCCGACGAGGCGCTAGCGGCGACCGCAGCGGGCTGCTTTGGATGCTTCGACCGAAGACGTTCCATCTCATCCTTGTTCGAACCAATGAGCCAATAGCCCAGGGCAACCAAAAGCAAGATCGGCAACAAGGCCAGCGTAATAAGCAGCGGAAGCTTCTTGATATAACTTGGCGTAATCGGCTTGTGCGTGTGAACCGTCGAAGACTTGTAGACGCCAAAATAAGTCGGATCAAGTGCAACCTTCTCTTCCTGGGCCTGCTTGAAGTTAACACGCTTCTCCGGGCTATCAATGCAGAACTCATATTCATGCCGGAAGATGCCTTTTTCGCGTCCATAAGGCCGAATGAAGTTGATGTGCTTGCCAACCAACTTGCGAACCGGCGTAGACAGCAAAGACGGGTGCTGTGTAATCAGATGAATATCCAACCCCTGGTGACGGTGTGTTTCAAAGCGCGTCACCTTTTCAGGACGTGCCCTGGTACCGTCATTGCCAAAAACGCGCTGCGCCTCATCAATAACAATCACCGAGCCGTCAGGAAGATCAAACCACTTCTCCGGCGTATCGAACTCAACCCACTTCGACTTAAGGCGATCCGCCTTCAAGTCAGGAATTCCGTAGTAATAGATCGTCCTGGGTGGAAGATCAGGATTGTCATGATCCTTATGCAGCCGCTTACTTGGATCGGCCGGATCGGCCCGATGTTCAAGATCAATCTCTCGAATCGCGTTCAGAGTTTTGCCAGCACCAGGCAGACCAGTACGAAGATAAAGCATGCTTCTCCCCTCCCCTTATTTAGGACCAGTCCAGCGCATGCCAGACTTAGAACCGTTGCCGTCCATGCCAGACAGCACGGCCCGAGCGATGTACGCAGAAAACACAATGTTGATCGCAACATCGAATTGCATAAGGCCAAGAACTTGAACCCAAGCGGCGGGCGTTGAGCCCAGCAAGCTAAAAAGATGTTCCTTGGCCTGATCGAGAACCAACTTAAGCCCCGTATAAGTGACCGCCGTAAAACCCAGGCCGCGCAGTAACTTCCAACCAAGCGGAACAAGAGACCAACCGATTGCGCGAAGCAACAGAACAATGATTGCGGGCATTATGAAATACCTTTAGCGACAATTTCAGCGGCAGCACGCCAGGCGAACGCAACTACGAAGTAGCCAATCCAAGTCAGAACTTGGCACAGTTGGTTAATCAGTTCGCTAATGGCGACCGTATGAGTTGCACCGTCGAGCCACTCAAAAGAGATATCTGGCACAGCCGGGCAGGCGGAAGAAAACCTATGACCTGTGTCTATGGTGCTCGATAGATCAAATATCCCATCTTGTGTCGGTTTAATCGGGCTATATTCATCGCCAGAAAAAGCAGACTCAATACCGGCTTGAGTATCCGAGACTTTCTTGTCGTCAATAGTCCTGAAGTCTTCGTCAGCGCACTTCTGTTGCTTCTCCTGACGAAGAATGGCGCATTGAATAGCATCGCCCGAACAACTCAGCGAGACCTTGCATTCACCGTCGCCGGAGACCTCTTTCTTCTCCTCCTCTTCGTCCTCTTCATCATCGGAATCCGACGCGCCATCCTTGCAGCCAGCGCCCTTGCAGTCCGAGCTAGAGCCACCGTCGGAGCCGTCCGCATTGGTCTTGCTGCTGCTATTCGTGACCGTCGTCGTGGACGTACACGAGTTGACACCCGTGCAGTTGGTGACCGTGGTCGTCGTGGTGGTAGACGTGGTGCTGGAACCGTCAGATGCCTGCGATTCGGTAACTTCCGTTTTCGTCTCAGTGGTTTTCTGCTTCGGCGAAGGTGAACCAGTTGAACATTTCAATTCGCCATTAACAGTACCGCACTTCAAGTTGCCGGGTTCGGTAAATCCATCAGTAGCCAGGCAGGAATAATGCACCCTGCCCTCTGCGTCAGTAACTTTGTTCGTGCACTCGTTATTCTTGGCGGAAATTGGGCTGCGGTCACTCACCTTAGTAGGTTCTGGAGAGTTAGCGTCAGCAGTACAACTTTTACCAGTACCCAGGTAGGTATAATCCTGCCAGACACCGGCAGGATCACCAGAGCGAAATCTGTATGCATCCGTCGAAGTTGCAGGCGAATTGTATTCGCAAGAGCCAGCGCAAACCGTTGCAGGAGGCTCCTTGTAGTTCGAAAATTTGCCATTAACAATATCTGCCAGCTTCTGCGAGTGGTTAACAGTCTGGCCGAAAGTTGACTTGCACTTATCTTCCTGCGGAGTATCGCAACCACCGTTGGCCGGATTTTCAACTTTTGGCGCAGTGCAACCCGTACCCTGCCATTCAAGATCAAAATAAAGCACCACCTCCGCGGCGCCATTCTTTACATAACAGCGATATACCGAGCCAATCATTTCGATTTCGGCAGTAACACCACGCCCAGCGCTATAACTAAGAGCGTGAGTACAAGCAGCGTCACGGTTCGGATACCAATTCTCACCATCGCCAGAAAGACGCCACTTGTAATCAACGGCGTTAGCGCCCTGAGAACAACATAGCAAAAGCAAGAATGACGCAATAAAACGCCAAATCTTCGGGAGAGAGATACATTTCAAGTTCCCCATTTTAACTTTCTCCAGACAATAAAAAGCCCGGTCGGGAATATCCCGCCGGGCTCCAGGGCGAGCGATTAGGTCCCGGCGCGCTGCGCCTTCTTACCGACGCCGATCAGGGAGACCAGGCCGAGCATGGCAGCAGTAATCGAACCAGCGGCCACGATGCCGCCAGCGATGTACAGCAGGACCTGGGTAGTGTCGATTTCACCATCAGCCGCAGAGGCCAGACCGGAGGACAGGGCGACCAGGGCGCCGGAGCCGAGAACGACTTCACGCTTACCGACGGAGAGCAGCTCTTGCAGTTGTTTCATGTTGAAGTTCCTTCAGTGTGGAATTGCAGTGCGCAGCTTCTTACCAACAAACACACACGCGAATAACGTGATTAGTGCGCTAGTAATCTCAACCTTCTGCGCCATCGTTAAAGCGGGGGTTAAGAAGTCCCGCATTTCTTGAACAGTGAAAGTCTTCATTTGGCCCTGACAGATAGTTGAACCATCTTCGCGGACCAACCAAACACCATCACATCCAAGGAAATTCATAACTAATCACCGCCCTCTTTCTGCTACGCAGAAACAGGGCTTTAACCAGCAGCTTTCAGCTGCTGCTGCGAAACCAGAGGGACCGGCTTGCCGCCGTTCTCGTTCGACAACCAGGTGTCCATGCCAACGGTGCCAGCGGCGGACTTCCAGGCGCGGTTGTAGCAGGGCACGCACACCTGCTTGCCCTTGAGGTTGTCGTAGTAATCGCGCAGGCCGGCGTCGAGCTGCTGCTTCGACAGGCGAATGCCCGTAGTGACCTCGACCTGCTGGCCGAACTGGTCCTGTTGCTCACCGGCAACCAGAACGTAGACCTCGACGAAGTTGTTGCGAGACGACTTTTCAGACGTGCCTTTGCACAGGCCGATTTTCACGAACATGGGGAAACCTCACGGGTAGCTTTTCGGGGTTGATCGCACCAGGACCAGAACCGGCGCAGTAGCAGCCACCAGACCGCGATGAACGCGGCCAGGGCGGCGACGATGGAAATGGAGCCCTCGACCGGGAACAGCTCCAGGAAGACGAAGAAGGCGCGCACCACAGGCGCGACAGCGATCAGCATGGCCACGTAGACCACCCAGCCGAAGGCGTAGCGAAGGGGCGCTTTCATCACAGCCACCTCGGGAACGGGAGGCAGACGAACCAGCGCGTGTCGAGCCGGTACAGGCGCTCGCCCTCCTCGGCCTCGGCCCAGTCGCGGTACTCGTCCCACTCATCGTCGATGTAGTCCGGGCGGGGCGCGAGCGAATCCAGCGGCTTGTCCAACTCGCCGCAACGGATACAGGCGTAGGCCTTCCAGCTGTCGTAGCAGCCGTTGGCGTAGTGATAGCGGCAACCCTTGACCTTGCAGACCTGAGCGCCGACAAGA